GTCGCTCTAATTATCGCCTACGAATTCTGGATGCTCTCCTGCGTCTTGATGTTCTCATGCGTCTTTTTGTTTTTTGACGTCTTATACGTTTATTTCGTATGCTTCCTCCATGAGAGCGAATAGGTTGATTTATTATCATACCCTTTAATGTGTTTAATGCAAATGTAATACCCTCATTTTGATTGATTGATTGTAAAAATTTTTTCTCAGATATATTATATTCACTCGCAATCCCCATATCATCTTTCAACATTTGCATTACCGTATATTTACCATCATTATCCATCATACTATTTAATAATTGTACGGTATCCTGAAACAAATAAGCCGGTTTTACAGACCCTATCGGACTCGTATCCATCATAATAAGTTCTATTCTAATTTCATCATACAGCTCTCTAATCTTTTTATCAGAAGCATCTCTAAGCGGACCCATTATTATATAATATTATATAATATTTTTTAGTACTAAATAATAATAGATAATCTCATTCATCTATCTCTTGGAACGAGCCGAAGCCTGCGGCTTCAAATATATGTGTTTAAAACGTTGGCAATTCATCAACCGGTCCAGGCTGCGGACCTAGAAATAGATTTTCCTGTGTGCGGAAATACCCAACACGTATTCCTTCTCCATTCGGCACTGGAGGCAACGGAACTACATAATTGGTCCCTTTTTGATTATCCTTATATAATGCCCCGCAAAATTCGGACCGAACACACGTTCCGTTATCCGGATTTCTTTGGTGTTTTAAATTATTTGTAATCTGTGCATAAGAACCCTCCTTAAAAACCGGATAGTGCCACCATACATCACTTGCCGTATTATTAGACACCTTTTTGTTTCCGGTATAAGGAAAGGATTTATACACCAATGGTTTATCCTCGCTTACTGGATATATACCCGCTTCTTCTAAAGTATAATTAGAAAACTTCTCTATACGATTCTGATTTGGCATAGGAAATACTAAACTAGAAATAATAATAACAGATAAAAGAAGGAATAGAGAAATAGAAACAATTGCCGTTTTATTCATTTATAATTGATTGTATATATTATATGTTTGATAATTTATTTTCCTATTTTTGATTTTTGAATCTTTTCTATTTTTTCTATTTTTTAGAATTTTATATTTTTGCATTTTTACTCATTTCGTTTTCAGCATTTTCTATTTGCAATAAATATATTTTATTATAGCTCAATTTATTCTTCATATTGTTCTGTTTAATAAAATAAACTAGTTGTATTAGATTATAGAAACCGTGTCCGATGAAAAAATGCCACATTGGATGACCGAGTAAAAATATTCTATATTTAAAATAATTGCAGGATATTTCGGTAGTAACCCATATTGTCCCACTTGCCGCTATCGTGCATAATGTATTTTTCGCCGTTGTCGTTACTTGGGGTTTCACGATAGGATTCATTATCTGGAGCAACAAAAATATTTTATAATATAAATATAATACCGCCCCGGTAAATACCGCCGGGAAAACCCTTCTAAAATTCTCCATTACGTTGGTAATGATAACAGTTACCATGGATAAAAAATATAATAATAGACGACCTTTTTTTTGATTTATTATTTGTTTTAATTCAATTGAATTATTAGTATTCATATTATTATTATTATAAATCAGATAATGGACATTGTCAGCATAAACTATTCCGGTGTATATCGCTAATATCATCGGTATTTCATCCAGTAATCCCCAGCCTATATTTCCATACCAATGATATCCGACGGAGCCGAATCCGACCACGGATAAATTCGCATATAATATATCTATAAATAGTTCATTCGTTTTATTCATCATACCATATAATCCAAACATAATTATAAACAGCGATGATATTGAATTATAATATTCTGGCAGCCCGTTTATACTTGCTTCGCAAAACGAATGGTCCATATCTGTCCAATGCATGTTAGGGTGTAATTATAATACAATTATATAATATTATATAAAATTGATTTTAATAATTAACTAATATACATAATATATACTTATAACTATGAAAAATGAAACAATTGAAACAAATGAAACAAATGAAACAAAGGAAAAGGAAAAGAAAAAAAGAGTAACCAAAAAGAAGAAATTAATTGTAACTCCTTCGGCTATCGCGCCCGGAGTTCAGTCGCTTTTCGCTTCGCTTACCAGCTCGCTCCAAACGGAGAATGTTATTCCGGATTTACAAGAAATCCCTGGTTCGGCTACATTAGAAATCAATAAAATATATCATATGGACTGCATCATCGGTATGAAAAAAATGAAAGACGGTATCGCAGATATTATTATTTGCGACCCGCCTTATAATATTGGAAAAGATTTTGGCAACAATAGTGACAAGCAAGACATGGATAAATATTTATTATGGTGCGACGAATGGATTGCTGAATGTCTCCGCATATTAAAACCGCAAGGAACTTTGTATATATACGGTTTCAGTGAAAATCTGGCATTTATTAGAACCCGTATTACGTGCAATGTCAGATGGCTCGTTTGGCATTATACAAATAAAGTTACCCCGTCATTGAATTTCTGGCAAAGAACGCACGAAAGCATTTTATGCTGTTATAAAAATAAACCGGTATTTAACCGGGATGACGTGCGCGAGCCATATACAGATTCATTTCTCAAAAACGCGGCAGGAAAAGTAAGAAAAGCAACAAAGGGACGATTTAGTAATGGAGAAAACGAAACAATTTATAATGCACATGAAAAAGGCGCACTACCAAGAGATGTAATAAAAACTCCGGCATTAGCTGGCGGGGCAGGAAAAAAAGAAAGAGTGAATCATCCAACGCAAAAACCGTTGAATTTATGCGAAACATTAATAAATGCGTCGCGAAATACTATCGGGGACACATTATTAGTAGTGCCTTTTGTTGGTTCCGGGTCAGAATGCGTCAGTGCAAAAAAAAATACAAATGTACATTTTATTGGTTTTGAAATTAATGAAGAATATATTGTAATTGCAAATGACAGATTACAGGATTAGTACAAAATTTATTTATTATTTATTATTTATTATTATTTAGTTATTTTTTTTATTTTTTTTATTTATTTTTATTTTTTTATTTTTATTTTTTATTTTTTTTTAAATTTTTTGATTATCTTTTTCAAAAAGTTGAATATAGTTACAGTTTGGTTTATTAGAGGCAGTTGAACTGGCTACAATAAATTTTTTGATTTCTTCCGTCATTTCAATGTGCAACCACAATTGAGATGACATACTAAACGAAATTGACATACTGCATCCATTGATTGTATTTGTTTTCCACCCGACTTGCGCGTCTTTATTTTTCCCACGCTTACCGATGGTCGGCTCCCATGTATAAGATGCCGGGTCTAAGCCAACGTAATTGCTCGGAATGAGTAACCAGTCATAACTGATTTTATCTTTATCCGATGCTTCATCTCTTACAATAAAGGAATAATATTCAAAATTCTTTCTGTTATTTATTTCTTGGTTTATTTCTGCCGGGGTTCCGCAGTTTTTTTCACTGCACACCGTGGTTAATCTATAAGAACTGATATCAATGCGTTTTTTATTCGCGGCATATTTGGCAGACTTGTTACTGATTCTACCGAGGGAACAATTGATGTCCATTCCGGACAAATGACTGCCGTCACTTTTGGAATACACTTCAATCCCGACAGATGAAAAGACCATTGCATTTAAATCTTCCCAAATGGTCTCATTGATTGGCGACACATTAATTAAATGGTAACCTTGCACACATTTATGAAAATTCTCACCCATTAGACCCGGGTTTTCACAAACGTCTTCCAATTTTTTAATACTGACTTCTTTCTCTTTTTCTTTTTCTTTTTCTTTTTCTTTCTCTTCTGTTGTTTCTTTTTTTGTTTTTGTTTCTTTTTTTGTTTTTGTTTCTTTTTTTGTTTTTGGTTCTTTTTTTGTTTTTGGTTCTTTTTCTTCTTTTTCTTCTTTTAGTGCTTTTATTTGTTTTTTTGTTTCTTTTTTGATTTTGTTTTGTACAGTATTTACATTTTCTACAATATTTATATTTTCTACAATTTGAGGACAGGCGGAGGCATTAGAGGTAGTTTGTTCTTCCATTTTGGGTTATTTTATTCTTTCATAAATAATGAAAAAAGTATTTCAATTTTTTTTCAAGATTGAAATATTTTTATTTTTATAATTTTTTGGATTTTTATTTTTTTTTAAGTTGAATAAAATTGAAAATGTTTTATTTTATGGGGTTGAAGACAAAATACAAAAAAATGAATAGTTTAACAAAAATTGAGTATATAGACGATATTGTCCCCAATAAAATATATTATGTTATAGATGGTTGGGATAATCATAATTGCAAAAGAAAATGGCCATTTTCATTTACGGCAACATTTGTTAAAAAATTTCATACATATCACGCCACTATTTTAATATTTAACGAAAACAATTCAAACCGATATGTATGCGGGATGAATAAATTTTATTTATGCACAAATCTAGCGCTACCCGAAATTCAGAATTATATCGCCAAAATACCGTCACTACAAACACTCGCAAAACGGCAACTTACAACATCGGAAGCCGTATATGTTCAACAATTACCAGGCATTTACAATTAAAATGGGGAAAAGACTTAAAATTTATATATAAATCTATATAATCTTGAATGGACCATGATATGCGCGTAGAAAAACGAAATGGCGAGCTGCACATCATTGCATTTGACAAAATTCTAAATCGCATCAAGAAAATTGGACAAGAAGTAAATATCCACATTAATTATTCCGCCTTAGCCATGAAAGTAATTGACCAATTATATGATAAAATTCCCACCACAAAAATAGATGAACTCACTGCAGAACAATGCGCATCGTTATCTACAAATCACCCCGATTATGGCATCCTCGCCGGTAGAATTATTGTCAGCAACCACCAAAAAAACACGAGCCATTCTTTTTTTCACGTAATAAAACAGTTATATGATTTCTGTGATATGGACGGAAAACATTCACCCATTGTGTCAGAAGACGTATATAATATTACATCCCAAAATGCCGCAACCATTGAAAGTATGATTGATTATGACCGCGATTATTGTATTGATTATTTCGGATTCAAAACCTTGGAACGCGCCTATTTATTCCGGGTCAATAATAAAATTGTGGAGCGACCTCAACACATGTGGATGCGCGTTGCCATCGGAATTCATGGGTCTAATCTTGCTGCAGTTAAGGAAACCTACGATTTAATGTCCCAAAAATTTTTCACACATGCAACGCCGACACTATTTAACGCCGGGACACCCCGACCGCAACTCAGCTCCTGCTATTTAATCGCCATGGAAGATGATAGCATTGAGGGAATTTTTAACACATTAAAGGATTGTGCGCAAATATCCAAGTATTCCGGCGGCATCGGCATGCATATGCATAATATTCGCGCCAAGAATTCTTATATTCGCGGCACAAATGGCCGCACAGATGGCCTCGTTCCAATGTTGAAGGTATTTAATGCTACCGCCCGTTATGTAAATCAAAGTGGGAAACGCAATGGTTCTTTTGCCGTATATTTGGAGCCATGGCATGCCGATATAGAAGATTTTTTAGATATGAAGAAGAATCATGGAGACGAAGAACTGCGCGCGCGCGATTTGTTTTATGCCCTCTGGATTCCCGATTTATTCATGACACGTGTAAAAGAAAATGCAGCATGGTCCTATTTTTGCCCACATGAGTGCCCTGGATTATCCGATAACCATGGCCCCAAATTCAATGAATTATACGAGACCTATGAAAAGTCCGGTAAAGCAAGAAAAACAATCCAGGCGCGCGATTTGTGGGTTAAAATTATGGACGCGCAGATGGAAACCGGTACGCCGTATTTATTATATAAGGACGCCGCCAATAAAAAATCCAATCAACAAAATCTCGGCACGATTAAGTCCAGCAATCTTTGTACAGAGATAATCCAATACTCCGATAAAAATGAAACCGCTGTTTGTAATTTGGCGAGTATTGGATTGCCGGCATTTGTAGATACTTTAACAAAGACTTTTAACTATGAAAAGCTGCATGAAGTGGTAAAGGTTATCACCACCAATTTAAATCGTATTATTGACATTAATTTTTATCCTACACCCAAAACAAAGCGGAGCAATTTGCTTCACCGGCCTGTCGGAATCGGTATTCAAGGATTAGCCGACGTATTCATCATGATGGACCTCGCATTTTATAGCGATGAGGCAAAAGAATTAAATAAACTGATTTTTGAAACCATTTATCACGCGGCATTAGAAAAGAGCAATGAAATGGCGATGGAACGCCGTGAAAAAATGGCAGAAATACAGGAAACAATTACTGATTATGATATTTTAGACAAGAAGAATCCGGATGATTTGTATATAGGGTCTGGATCTGGATCCAAAGCCATTATAGCAGAATTATTGCAGTTATCAACGATGCATGCTGGCGCGTATAGTTCATTTGAAGGATCGCCGGCTTCTATGGGCCAGCTGCAATTTGACATGTGGAATGTTACACCGTCTAACCGGTATAATTGGGCAAAATTAAAAGACTCTATTCAGACATATGGACTTCGTAACTCCTTGCTAGTCGCTCCAATGCCTACTGCAAGCACGTCTCAAATTCTCGGCTACAACGAATGTTTTGAACCGCTCACAAGTAACATTTATAGTAGAAGAACTATGGCCGGCGAATTCGTTGTCGCCAATAAATATTTAATGAAGGATTTGATGGAACTCAACCTGTGGAATGAAAAAATAAAAAACAATATTATTACAAATAAGGGCAGTATTCAACAATTAACTTTTTTACCGGAGCATATCCGAAACAAATACAAAATTGTTTGGGAAATACCAATGAAACACATTATAGACATGGCCGCCGATCGCGGTGCGTATATTTGTCAAAGTCAAAGCATGAATTTATGGTTAGAAGAACCTAGTTACAATATATTAACATCTATGCATTTTTATTCTTGGTCTAAGGGCTTAAAAACCGGTATTTATTATTTGAGAAGAAAGGGAAAACATCAGGCACAACAATTTACAATTGAACCGGAAAAGGCTGAAGCAAACAACACTGATATATGCGAGTTATGTTCGGCATGAATTAGTTGGAATCGTCACCGCCGTCAAAATTAATACCAAAAATACAAATAGAGTCTGCATCACGGTCAATAGACCATTCAACTTTTTCCTCTTCTTCATCTTCATCTTCTTCTTGTTGGCAAAATTGATGTCCAGGCTCATATGTTTGAATCTCGTCTATTAACGCAGCCGTATCAAAGATACCGGTGTCCCCAATTTCATACAAATCAACGTCCTTCAAATATGTATTAAAAGCGGAATTTTTATTTTCTTCTTCTTTTTCCTTTCCGTAAAAGGAAAATCCATTTCCACGCTCGCCATTATATTTTTCTGCACACTTTACACAGTAACCAAGAAATGCCGCATTCCACACACCAAATGTTCCACAATCTGAACAATTTGCCGGCCCTGTTTCTGGTTTAAAATCCTTCGCCCATTCCTCGGGGAATGTTGGCGCATAAAGTTCATTATTATAGGTATAAAACAATACTTTCCCGCCATGGTTGCGATGGTACCGAACGACGAAAGGATTATATTGGTCCATTTTAAATTTTAATTTATTATTATTTTTACAGTTTTTATATTTATTATAAAAATAAAAAAGTATTTCAATTTTATTTTCATTGTTTATTTTACATTTTTTATTTTATTTGTTATTTTTAATATTTGTTTATATACGCAATTTATGCATATTGTTTGCATATACCAAAGGAACGACGGTGCCAAATTGTAATTCCATGTTTCTGAATGCCTTCTAAATGTTTTTTCGCACCATAACCCTTATTTGTATCCAATGAATAATGATCAACCAATTCCGGATTTTGTTTGCATAACTCGTCAATATAATTATCTCGTTCTACTTTTGCCAGAATAGATGCCGCTGCAATGCACGAATATTTATTATCTCCACCTTCAACGCACTCGTATAACAATTGTTCAATCTTTCCATTGTTATATGTAGTATATGGTTTAAAATAATTCCCATCAATTAATAATTTGACAGCAGAAATATTTACTTTTTCCTTTTTTAATATACCCGAAATACACTTATGCATGGATTGTTGCGTTGCCTGTAAAATATTGATTTCATCAACCACTTTTTCGTCTTCATAAGCAATCGCCCACGCAACCGCATGTTCTTTTATATACTCAGCGACTTCTACCATTTTCTTTTTGGAATGAAATTTTTTACTGTCCTTCATTTTTGAATGATCAAACAACCCATCTTTAGGTAAAATGACTGCTGCAGTATAAACGCGCCCAAATAACGGGCCTCTACCGACTTCATCTACACCAATTTCTATTATTTCGTTGGTCTGTTGTTGCTCGGTAAGAGAAGTAGTTAATAATGGAGCCGCTTTTGTTCTCGGCGCCTTTATCATTTTAATATTATCTGATTCTGACATCGTATTGTATTTTGTTTGATTGTTTTACATTTATATTTTGAAATCAATTATTATTTTAATTATTATTATTTTAATTATTATTATTATAAATCAAACTTTTTTCACTATATAAATTATACGATGATGCCAAATTTTTTCAAAAAAGGACTATTCATTTTTTTAACCATTTTATTTGTAGGACTAATTATTTGGTCTTTTTTAGGAATGAGTAGAAGAGAAGGGTTTGGTGGTACCGCAACGCAAAAGAATAATAATCTGTACAGTGCAAGTGTTTCATTTGACAATAATATTTATTCTATTATTGTTACGAACGCAAAGAGTGTTCCTATTGCCGCATTTTATACTAATCCGGTTACTCAAGCAACGTTAAGTAATATTACATCAGTTACATTTGATTCACAATCAAACGATGTTTTGTGGAAAGCAGCCACGGCAACGATTGATATTGATACAACAAAAAGTATTTATACTATTAATTGCACGCTATCAGATAAGAGCAAAATGACTTTTGTAGGACCTTACACAGCTACATCCGCTGCTGATGCTAAAATTGCTGCGGATGCTGCTGCCGCTAAAATTGCAGCGGATGCTGCTGCTTCTAAAATTGCTGCGGATGCTGCTGCTGCCGCCGCTAATATAACTAAGAATGCCTCCTCCAATTATGAAAATTACAATCATTTTAATGGGTCTTCTTATCCAACAATGTTTTATGGTCCCAGTGGAGGAACCGCTCAAATTATGAATGCGGCAGGAACTTATACTCTCGTATTGACAGACAGTAACGGAAAAACAACAACTTATTCCACTCAATCATACAATTCCAATGCTAACCAAGGCAATGGAAATATTAATACCATCACACAAACAACATATTATGGACCTGACGGGACAACTGCTACCGTGACAAGCGGAGGTAATGGTCAATATATGGTAAAGGTGACAAATGCAAACGGAAATACAACCGTATATTATCCTACGCAAACGGGACAAACCCCTGGTGCGGGACAAACCCCCGGTCCTGGACAAACTCCTACACCTGATAATTGGAAGAGCTGGGCAAATTGGTTTAACAATTCAACCGACCAAAATAATAATGATGATAAATATTCAAGCTCCTTACCAAAGGGCGTACCGAGTTCATTGATTCCGCCAGGTCAAGAAGATTTGTATATCTTAAAATCAGAGGTGGTTCCACCGGTTTGCCCCATGTGTCCGACAGCAAATTGCCCGAAATCCAATTCTAAATGCCAACCATGCCCCGCATGCGCTAGGTGCCCTGAACCCGCGTTTGATTGTAAAAAGGTTCCAAATTATAACTCCAAAAGCAATGGATTAATACCCGAGGCTATTCTACCAAATAGTTATTCCACTTTTGGAATGTAATTATACTTTTACCCAAAAAAAATGTAGGAGAATTATAATAATAATATTTACATATATTATTATGAATACAGATTTATCTCAAGCGGTCCCGGTTGATTCAAATGATATACTACAGGCAGTTCCTGTATCTAACTTTGACCCGAATGCAGTTCCCATGTTAATTCAGTGTTTAAAAGCATGTATTTCTACGCGTAATAAACAACAACAAGCGGCAAATATTGTAGGAAGAGGTGAAAGTGCGTCGGTTCGCGGCGCCGTTGCACAACAAGCACTACAATATTTAGTTAATAATATGTCACCAGAAGTTTTAGGAAATTTAGGAATGTTCCAAGAAACAACTTTAAATTCAATGGGAGCTTTAGGGCAAAGTACAAGAAACGCTTCTGCAAATATGTATAGTAATTCTCCAACAGCACAACGAATTGGTCAAGGATTTAATTCAGGGTATAACCAAGCATCAACCTCTTTAACAAATGCATACAATAATTCTCCAACAGCGCAAAAAATGAATCAAGGGTTTAATCAAGGATATGGACAGGCCAGAAATATGGCGAGTCAAGGATATAACCAGGCATCCGCGGCGGCAGGGCGATTTGGAAATATGGCAAGTAATTTTTTTACAAGAAGACAGGGACAGGGTGGGCGTAAAAAGAGGCGCACTCGTCGTCATAAAAAGCGTTAAAGTGTTAAAACGTTAAAGAATAATCATTTATCTGTTGTAAATAATTATTTCACTTTGATACACTTCTTATCCATTTGAAATGTCTCTATTTTTTCCTCTTGGGGTACAATTTTTAAGACACATTTGGATTTTTTACCATACAACGGCTCCGTACATCCCTTTTCTTTTTTACGTGTTTTATTTAAAACGGGCTTTACAACCATTTTTTTATCTTTTAAATCTTTGGTACATCTCGCACGAAAATGCTCATACCTTTCTCGTACGTCATCGTATGTTAAATTGGATTTTTTCTTTAACATTGTATTGACCAGTTCATGTAGGTCATAAATATATCTGGAAAACGACTCGCGGTCCTTCATTTTGTCCATCGTTAGCGGAAGCGTCTTGAAATTTTTAACAATGTTTAATCTGCAATATTTACACGGTAATACATATTTTAAACTTAGCACAAAGTCGCGATAATGTTTTTTCTCTTCTTTAGTAGGATTTACCGGATAATTAAAACTCATTGTATGTAAAAGCATCCACACATTTGGACCCCATACCGTCGTAAGCATACCATCACCACTGGAGTAATCTTCCTGATTATATGTTTTTTCTCGGAAACGATGGGTTCTTTTTTTTGTATTTCTGGTATTATTTTTTGATTTAGATTTTCGTGTTTGGTTAGGCATATATTATAGCAATAATATTTTACTGTCAAAAATAATAAAACGGCATTTATATTTAGAAAACGCATTAAAAATCTTAGTTTAAAATGCAAGGATTTATTCTTAATAGATATATATTCATATGCAAAATTTCGGAAATAATTCTTTTCAAGGCGGACAGCAACCAAGTTTTCTCTCTAAAATAACCCCAGCATTTAGTTTTAGAAATATCATGATTCTCGTACTTATTATTGTCCTTATTATTATTGCCTATTACATATACAAGTCACAAACGTCTAAATCCGTCGCTTACCGCGAAAACGCATTACCTGGACAAAATGGTTCTAGTTCTAGTTCTAGTTCTAGTTCTAGTTCAGGAAAAGAAGCTGAACTCATGTTATTTTATGTAGATTGGTGTCCTCATTGCAAAACGGCGAAGCCAGAATGGGAGCAAGTAAAGACGGAATATGAAGGCAAAACCGTGAATGGTTATAATATAATATTCACCGAAGTAAATTGCACCAATGAAACACCGGATGTAGAAAAAATGGTGAATACATACAAAATTGAAGGCTACCCCACAATCAAACTATTAAAAGATGGTCAGATAGTGGAGTTTGACGCCAAACCTACCAAGTCAAATTTGGAGCAATTCTTGAAAACGGTGATGTAATATGGTCCGACTTTATGGTATAAATTAATAATACTATTTGTATTAATTTATAACTTTACATTAATTTTACGGTTTATCCATTTATCTAAATCGGATTTTTCAACAGATAACCATTGCATAAAAGTGTCGGACCCGTATGGTTTTAAACAACACCGGTAAATATAAAAATAATGTTTTTCTGTTAAAATCGTATTATCACATATGTTTTTGAATCGTTTTATTTGGTCAAGTGGCATTTCTTGTTGAAACGTTTGTTCAAATATAGTAATCGGATGGTCATGATAATTTTCCCGGTATTTGCAGGAAATACCACATACAATCCCAGATGGAAAATAATTCATTGTTATATTTTTATATATGAGTATAATAAAATTTTTATATACTTTTATTTGTTATAACGTTAAAAAATATGAGAAAATGCTGTATTGTTATTTTGTGACGGTGTATGGTTACAACAACGCGATAAAATTTGTTGATGTAAATTCTCAGTCACGCGTTTTCCGTTTTCAAAAGTTTTTTCGGCTAATCAAAAATGGACATTTTTTTTGTCCTTTTTTTTCTGGCCAAAAAAACTTTTAAAAACAAAAATTGCATGTTTTGGGCAAAAAATGGATTTAGAGCTTAATGGTCTTAAACTAGATTTCTTTTTTAATGGTTGTGATTGAAAAGTTTTTAAAAGAAAATATTATTTTTGCGAAAAACAATTCGGAAAGATTGTCTTTAGGAATTATATAGGAATGTTTCCTAATACAAATCTTTCCGAATCTTTCCATAAATTTTATTGCCATAATTGCGCATTTAAAACCGTGCGAAAAAGTCAATTTGAAATTCACTGTTTGACTGCTAAACATAAAATCCTAACAAATCCTAATGACCCGACTAATGAATATCTTTCCAAAACAGAAAATGAACTATCTTGCAAATGTGGAAAAAAATACAAACATTTGTCTTCATTATGCGCGCATAAAAAAAAATGTGCATATCAAAATATAATAACAGAAAAGAAAAAATCAGAACATGAATTAACTTGCGACCAAAATAATATAATTGAAACGGATGAAACCAAAACACCTCCAACTCAATCAGACCCAATAAATACTGGCCTGATTATAGAATTGTTAAAACAAAATCAAGAATTCAAAAGCTTACTTGCAGAACAAAATAAACATATGGTGGAACAAAATAAACACATGCTTGAACTAATGGAAAAGGGTATTGGAAATATAACAAATAATAATAATATTTCTAATAATATAACAAAAAATAAGTTTAATTTAAACATCTTTTTAAACGAGCAGTGCAAAGATGCCATGAATATTATGGATTTCGTAAATTCTTTGCAACTAAAATTATCTGACCTAGAACGAGTCGGAGAACTCGGATATGTGAAAGGAATCAGTCACATCGTATTAAATAAACTAAAAGACTTGGACGTTTGCAAGCGCCCGATACATTGCAGCGATTTAAAACGCGAAACCATGTACGTGAAAGATGAAAACGCCTGGGAAAAAGAAAATGGCAAAAATGAAAAAATTACTAAAATGATAAAACATGTTGCACATAAAAATCAAAAACAGATAAATGAATGGCGACAAGAGAACCCAGAGCATAAAAACCCAGAATCTGTTAAATGTGACAAGTATTTGGCAATCGTGAATCAATCCATGGGCGGTTCCACAGAGGACGATGATATCAATAATTACAATAAAATTATTAAGAATATTGCAAAAGAAGTTATTATAGATAGAGACCCAGAATGAAAATAAATAATTTTATTACGAATAATATAAATATAAATTTTATTAATATTATTATATATGCCATTTTTATTAATCGGTGATAGTCATTGTAAATGGATACCTATTAATAATTGTGAAGAATTTGTATGTACAGCCGGCAGTGCAAAAGGCTTGCATAATAAACATAGTATTTCAAATTACAATAGAATAATAACAGATAAAGTAAAAAATCAGAATACATATTATGAAAAATTAATTTTTATGTTTGGCGCAGTAGATATGGATTTTTCATATATCCATAAATTAATTCATAACCCGAATTTGAATCTTTACGAATTTATAGATCCGGTTATGCATAGTTATTTAAATTTTATCAAAGAAAATTTCTCGGATAAAAAGGTAATTATTTTATCAGTCGGCCTTCCAACTTTGGATGACGAAAATTTAAAAGAAGGATTATTAAATAGTAGTATCAATCATTTAGAAAATGTGAATGTAGATGAATTTAAAATGAGATTAAGTAATAGTGTGTTACCCGATATTTATACCAGAACATATAACACGATTGTATTTAATTATCACTTAAAAGACATAATTGAAAAATGCAATAATCCAAATATTAAATTTTTAGATATAACCAGTTTTACATACGACGAAGGAAAAAAACGCATAAAAGACAATTTTTTTTCACGCAATGATCATCATTGTTACGAACGAAATGTGACCATAGGTAAAATTATAAATGATAATATTTTGTCATTATAAATCCTCTTGTAAAAGCAAAAAGTTGTCGGCATATTTAATACCATTATTCAATAATATTTCCCTCTTTTCTTGTGATGAAACTGTTTCCTTTATAAAAGACAATCCCATTAGACGGGTTTCACATTTAACCTCGTTTGGAATTTGTATATCGTCGTGGATCGTTGTTTTTGCGATTAAATGTGTTACAATATTCATCATAAATTCCAGAATATTTGATTCTGTAGAAATCGGTTTAAACTCCTCGCTTATATATGAATTTTTAAATCCTAGAATTTCATGTATTTTTTCTTTACCAACAGTTTCTACACAATATTGCAATGGATAATTTAAAATAACTCCACCATCTACGAAACATTTGTCAGAAATGCAAATAGGAGAAAATAGCAACGGAATTGTTGCAGACATATATGCCACCGAGAGCAGTTCCATTTCTGGGTGATTCTTATATGAAATCTCTTCTATTTTAAAGCTGTTTATTTCTAAACAAAAAAAATGGAGATCTATTTTTGTTAGATTATGAAACTCGGCAAGTGTTATATGCTGTGAAATATCGCGCACATCAAAAAAAGGTTTAAAAAACATTTGTATCAAAGAAATATCATATAGACCTTTTTTAGAAAACATGTCAAATACTTGACTGACTTTAAAATGCATTGTTTCGTGCCATGGACGTTTAATAATATAATCATTCACCGTGGGCCAGTCAAATTTTAATGCGAGTAGAATACCAATAATACCGCCAATAGAGGTAGAATAGATACTTTCAATATTTTCTATATTCCAAAATCCTTTTTTCTCCAGTTGTTGCAATGCACCGATTGTTTGAATTCCTGCCGGACCTCCACCTGAAATGACAATATGTTTTATTGTATTTATTGTTGTATTTTTTTGTGAGGCTTCTTCCATTATTAAACTATCCTCTTTATACATTTTTATATCTATATCAGTGGAATCTATTTTTAAAATTCATAAAAATTATAAAAATTATAAAAATTCATAAAAATTCATAAAAATT